ACGAGGCCCTCCTTGTGGCCCGCGCTTCTCAGGTGCCTGTCAATCGAGGCATTTGCCGAAGAGGCCACCAGGAGGGACTTGAGCTCCGTCCCGTCGTCCAGGTCCGGCAGCCCGATTGTCACGTTTCCGTCCTTCTCGTACCGGAAGTCGACCTGGAAGTTGGCGTTGAAGCCGGCCTTCGCAAGCCTCTCCGCCGTATCGATCTCGTGCTTCTGCGGGCATATGCCCGTTTTCTCGACGACGACCGACGTATCTACCTCGGGGACCTTCCCGGTGAGCAGCCAGTCGCGGTTCCTCCGCCCGAGCTCCGACACCACGTCCTTGCCGCTCACGTCCAGACTCGGCCTGCCCTCCATCCTGTCTATGCCCACCACCGTGTCGCGGGCCTTCTGCACAGCCGCCAGCATCGCCTCCACCTCCCCTCCGTCGAGGTAGGCCTCGTGGAGGTAGTCGCGCTCCTCCTTGCTGAGCTTCGCGCCGGTTTTCGCGTCCCGGTACCCGTCTATCTCCTCGAAGGCCTGCCACCGCCCCCGCAGCTCTTCGAGGTCGTGACCCTCGACCGTGGTCTGTCCGGCGACGCCGGCCACGACGCCGCAGTGGCAGTTCCTGTGGCGCCCCGAGTTCGCGGAGGTCGCCGTCTTGTAGACGCAGCCGCGCGAGGCGAGCATCACGCAGAACGTGCACGTGTTCTCGCCGCCGCCCAGCACGCGCGCGAAGCGCACGCCCCTCGACGAGTCCCTGGCCACGTTGGCCGTGGTGGCCCCGTCGGCGGCCATGTACACGGAGTCGGCGGCGTACTTCGCGCACTGGGCGACGAACCCGTCCGCGTCGCCGTCCCTGAGCTTGCCGGCCTGGTAGCGGGCCACCCGCTCTATCTCGTCCGAGTCGGGCTCGTACCGGGCGTCCGCCGGCGCGACGCCCACGCCCTCGGCGGCCATGACCTCGTCGTACACGGCGTTCGCCAGCTCGTTCGCGGCGCTGCCGTAGCTCCACCCGGCCTGGGTGAGCGCCTCGACGGCGGCCTCGCGCGCCTCGGAGACGGTCGCCCCGGGGTTGTCGTCGAGGAACCCGGCCATGGCGAGCTCCACGTCGGAGGCGGCGAGCTCGTTGAGGTCCTGGAGCGCGTCGAGGTAGGCCGTGACGAACCTAGCCCCGAGCCGCGCCATCTTCGCCCCTGCCCTCCGCCAGCGCGGACAGCAGCTGGCGGCCGGCCGCCGAGCGCTTGTCTGCCTTGATGCGCGCCCGCTCGTCCTCGGTAAACCCGAGGCGCTCGTAGAACACGTCGGTCCCGGCGAACGACGGGTCCACGCTCGCCACCTTGACGGCGAAGTCCGCCATCGAGGACATGGAGGGCATCGACGGGTTGCGGAAGCTCGGCGTTATCTCGCACGACGCCAGGGACTCCGCGAAGGACGTCCCGCGCCTCACCGCGAGCGCCATGTGCGCCACGTTCGACAGGGCGCGCCCGTTCACGTCGTTCAGGTCCTGGGCGTCGGACACGAGGCCGGACTCCATGGCAGAGATGGACTCGGCCGAGGTCGGGTTGTCGTGGATGACGCCGAGCATCGACACCGGGACGTTGGTCTCGCCGCTCATCCGCGCGGCGTACGAGCGCATGAGCGAGATGTGCGGCTCCATGGACGAGGCGCTGAACTGCCCGACGGTCGGCACCTGGCCGTCCTGGTCGCGGCTGACGGCGAGGATGTTGCCGATGTAGGCCTCCCAGCGCGTCCCGCGCTTGAACGCCGAGCCGTCCATGCCGAGGAAGTAGCGCTGCGGGCTCGTGTAGAACTCCGCCGAGATCTCGGTGCGCAGCGACTCGCGCACGGCGGAGTCGGTTATCCCCATGACGGCCCTGCTGATGCGGGAGCGCCCGAACGGCCTCTGCCGCGTCGGCCTGTACGGCAGGGCCTCCATCATGGGGCGGCCCATCCCGTGCTCGCGGACGAGGCTCCGCCACGCGCCCCCGCCGTCGCACCTCAGCTCGACCGTGCAGTCCGGGGCGTAGAGGTTGTACGCGTTCGCGCGGCCGTGGCGGTCGCAGTCCACGACGGTTATCCCGTACCCGACGCGCTTGCGGCGGTAGTCCCACAGGGCGGCGGCGGTCGTCGCGTCGTACTCTCCCACGAGCACGTCCGGCTCCCCGTGCGCCGAGTCGCCCTCGGACACGGTGAGGAACGCCACGGAGTGGATGAGCTCGCCCTGCACCGTCCGGCGGTAGGCGTTCTGCAGGTCGTTCTGGCGCATGAGCCTCGCCAGCTCGTCGCTCGCGGCCTGGTCGCCGACGACGGTGAACCCGTCGAAGCGGGAGCGCGCGGCGAGGGCGTCCACGGCCTTGGCCGGCCACCCCACGACGGTCTCGACGCCGCGGAGCTCGGGCGGGATGGATATCCCGAGGTCGCGGAGGCGGTTCTTCCCCTCGTAGTAGCGCCCCCTGACGCGGTTCCTCGCGAGCTTCGTCGACCAAACGTCGAACAGGTCCGACAGCGGCTGCCTGAGCCCGTCCGGGAAGTCCGGGCCGGGCGTGGGCCTGACCGCGGTGACGTAGTCCCTCATCACATCCACACCTCCTGGGTGCGCCTCTGGTCCCTCTTCGTCGTCCTGGCGGCCCACAGCGCCAGCGCGCACGCCTCGACGAGGCAGGCGTCCGCGCCGTCCGCGCCCTGGAAGGCCCAGCCGCCGTCGCGGCCGACCGGCCTCTTGCCGCACCCGCGCGCGGCGGCGTCGAGGGCGGGCTGCCCGTAGTGCGTGACGGTGCCCTCGGCCACGGCGTTGGCGAGCCCCGAGCACGCGGCCGCGACGTCCCTCGCCGTCGGGCGCTCTATCGCCCTCGACGGGTAGCCGCCCGCGAGCAGGCGCTCGACCATGGTCTGCGCGTTGCTCTGCCCGTCCACGACGAGCACGGCACACCGCCCGCTGCGCGACGCGGCCCAGTCGACGAACCACTGGATGCCGCGGGCGGTCGAGCGGGAGTCGACGACCTCGACGTGCGCCGGGCCGGAGTCGGGGCGCACGCACGCGGCCACGCAGCCGGTCGCGCCGTCGGGCGAGAACTTGAACGCGTACGCGAGCACGCCGTCGGCCGGCGGCGAGTCGGTGCGGCAGCGGTCCCACGCCGCGGCGTCCAGGGCCGAGCGGGCCTCGGCCCGCCGCGGCCACCACCCGAGGTGCTCGCGGGCGAACGTCTCGGGCGACATGGTCACCGAGTCCTTGGCCAGGGCCGACTCGATGAGCTGGTATCCGAGCGACGGGTTGTACGCGTACCAGCGCCCGCGGTCGGACGGGTCGCCCGGCTCGTCCGCGCCCCACTCGTGGATGCACGTGCCCGGGGCCGCGCCCGAGAGGGCGGCGGAGCGGGCCCGCGCGAAGACCTCGCCCTCGCGGGGGCGCGCCGGGTTCGGGACGGTGCCGACCATGATGGTCTGCGGCGAGCCGTGCGGCGCGGCCGAGGTGACCGGCGACAGGGCCGCGTCCTGCTCCTCGGTGTAGCACTGGGCCTCGTCCACCACGAGCAGGTCGTACGTGCCGCCGCGCCCGACGTTGCCGCCGCTGCCCCGCGTGCGGAACTCGATGTGCCCGCCGTTCTTGAGGTCGAGGACCATCTGGTTCGCGCTCGTCGTGTAGCGGTCCACCATCGCGTTCAGCTCGCGGTAGCGGGCGTTCGGGTCGTCGCGCCGGTCCCCGAACTTCGCCCTGAGGCGGTCGAAGGCCTTGCGCGCCGTCTGGAACTCCTGCGCGGTGTGCAGGATCTGCTCGCCCCTGACCACGAGCCCGAAAGTCTCGCGCGGGTCGAGGACGCCGGTCTTGCCGTTCTGGCGCGGGACGGGCAGCAGGCACAGCGAGTTCGCGAGCGCGCCGTCGTCGCCGAGCGCCAGCCAGTCGCTCAGCACGAGCCGCTGCCACGGGTGCGGCGGCAGCCCGTAGGCGTTCGCCAGCTCAACGGCGAGCGGGCCGTGGGTCCGCGAGTACGGCGCGCACCACGAGCGCGTGGGCTCCTGCGCCCCGGTCACTCGCCCACGACCTTCAGGACGCGCCCGAGCGCCGTCTCGGGGCGGCAGGCGGCCTCCTCGGCGTCCAGGGCCTTGAGCCGGTCCACGAGCTCGAAGGTCTGTGACATGAGGGGCTTCGTGTCGCGCCCGGAGTCGGTGCCGTCGAGGACCATCAGGCACTTCAGGATGCAGGCCTCGGTCAGGCCGCGCTCACCTCCGGTCTTCCAGGCGTTGACGAGGTCGACCGTGCGGGAGCGCGACGTGTTCTTCCCTTGGGACATGTTTTTCACCACCTGTGGATTTCCGGCCCCTGGTGTGCGGGCGCAATGCGCCGGGGCGAGCCCTTCCGCCGGGGGGAGGGTCCCCCCCTGGGGCCCCGGGGGCCGCCGCCCGCGCCGGGGCGGGGCCAGGCCCCCGCCTCTAGGAGGGAAGGGCCAAGCCCCCCGCCCCCGGCCGACGCCTCGCGGCCGCCCGCCTGGGCCCACGCGCGCGCCGCCCGCGTCCCGAACCCCGGCACCCGAAGCCCGGCCACGGCCGAACCGCCCGCCGGCGCGCGGCCTGCGGGGCCGCAGAACCGTCCGTGGGGCCGCGTCGGGCGCGGGGCCCGCCCCGGTGCCCCCGGGCGGCGAACGCGCGCCCAGCGGCGGCCAGGCGGCCGGGGAGGGGGTGCATTTCGCCCGTCGGCCCAAGCGCCCGGACCGCGAGGCCGGGGAACGGTTGGGGGTGGGCGGCCGCGCCTACCACTCCCGGGACACGGGCAGGGGGAGGGCCGACGCCGGCGGCGCGGGGACGCCGAGCGGGGCGTTGCCGCGCCGGCGGTTGCACTCGCGGTGCGCCGGCGCGACGTTCGCTCGGTCGGTCACGCACGCCGTCAGCGACGGGTAGCCGCCCTCCCTCCACCGCGAGGCGGGGACTATCTCGTCGAGCTCGTAGCTCCACGGGTGACCCGCCGGCAGCGAGTAGTCGATGGCCCTGCCGCACAGGTGGCAGGGCAGCCCGAGGGCCGCCACCTCCGCCCTGAGCTTGCGGCGGGCCGCCCCGTCGCCGTAACGGCTGCGCGACATCCCGGCCCCCTAAACGCAAAAAGGCCCCGCAGGGCCCTGTGTTGGGTATGTGTAGCTTGGGTTATATAACGGATACACGATATTTTATATACAGCATACGTTATAATATAAGCGTCATCAGGAAGGAGGTGACAAGATGCGAGTGAGCATTGAGATTGCGTTCGGGCGTTGGGTGTTCAGATTCACGGTCAGAAGGACCCGCCGCTAACCGAACGCAACCGGAAAGGAAGGGCCGCCCGTCTAGGAAGGGCGGGCGGCCCCGCTCACAGACATCTTACCACCCGGACCGAAGGAGCGGCAATGGCAAGCGAGGCGCAGAAGCGCGCGAACGCGAAGTACCAGAAGAACAACGTCAAGCAGATCATCACGAGGTTCTACCCGGGCGACATGGAGCTGTACGAGTGGGTGAAGTCCCAGCCCGGCATGGGCGAGTACGTGCGCGGCCTCATCCGCGAGGACATGGAGCGCCGCCGCCCGAACCCCGCACCGTAGTTATAGCACGGCCTGGCGCGGCGGCGCGTGCCGTTGCGCGCGCACCTTGAGCGTGACATGGCCACCCCCGGTACACAACATATAGGCATGCATACAAACAAGCCCACAACATGTGGGCACCTGGGTACTCAGTGGATTGTAATGTCTGGGGTTGGTACCATGCGCGGGCGCAGCGGCGTACACGCTGCGCCGGTGCGCAGTTAGCGCATGGTACCAACTTTAGCATTTTCGCGGGTCATGTACTGCAACATATTGATATACACGGCCCGTACACACCGCATATATGGGGCTCGTGCCGGGTCACCTCTGGGCGGCCCCCATGCCGGACCTCGCACGGGCCTCCCCCACGAAGTCTATCCAGTCGAGGGCGGCCCGGTGCCACCTCTTGCACGTCGAGACGCTCAGCCCCATCGATGTAGCAACCCCGTCCCACTCCAGGCCGTCGATGTACCTGAGCTCCAGCACCTCGTACCACGGGGACTCGAACGCCTTCCGGATGCCGTCGATGAGGGCGAGCGCCTCGGACACCGCCTCCTGGCACGCCTCCATCTCGGCGGCGAGCGACTTTTGCCGCGCCATGTCGGCAGCCGCCGCCCCCGCTGTAGGGTCCCCGTGCCCTCCCCTGCAGCCGGAACCGCCAACGCCCCTGCTCGGCGTAGGCGGTTCCTCAAGTAAGAACTGAATCTGCTCGATGCGCCGGGAGCACCGGCCCGCCTCCTTGAACACCTCTAACGCAGACACGGCACCTCCAAGCACTTCTCTTAAAACAGCAGCCAGCGGAC